CTCGCGCACAATTAGCGAAAGAGTTGGAACCCGGCCTTAACGCCTTGTTCGGACTTGAGTATGATCGTTATGAAAACGAACATGCCGAAATCTTTGAAGAAGAATCTTCGGATCGTGCATTCGAAGAGGAAGTAATGCTCGGTGGTTTTTCCACGGCACCTGTTAAAGGCGAAGGCACTGCCATCAACTTTGACGATGCTCAAGAAACATACACTGCGCGTTACACACATGAGACAATTGCTCTTGCGTTTTCAATTACGGAAGAAGCGATTGAAGACAATCTGTATGATCGTCTGGCATCTCGTTACACCAAAGCTCTGGCTCGCTCTATGGCGCAGACAAAGCAAATCAAAGCGGCTTCTATTTTGAACAATGCGTTCAACACAGGGGCTAGTGCGATTGGTGACGGCGCGGCTCTGTGTTCTTCTACACACCCCTCATTGTCTGGAAGCCAGCGTAACTTGTTGTCAACCGCAGCGGATCTGAACGAGACTTCTCTTGAGCAGATGCTGATTGACATTGCAGGCTTCACTGACGAGCGTGGATTGAAAATTGCGGTACGCGGCATGAAACTGATTATTCCAAAAGAACTTCAGTTTATTGCGGAACGTGTACTTAATTCAAATTTACGTCCCGGCACTGCCGACAATGACACCAATGCGATGCGCAGCATGGGTATGTTGCCAGAAGGTGCTTCTGTAAACCACTTCCTTACAGACACTGACGCATTTTTCATCAAAACTGATGCTCCAAACGGTTTTAAATACTTTAACCGTTCAGCTATCAAGACTGCGATGGAAGGTGATTTTGATACAGGAAACATGCGTTTCAAAGCCCGTGAGCGTTACAGCTTCGGTGTTTCTGATTGGCGCTGTGTTTTTGGTACACCCGGCGCGTAAAGTGTGTTATAAGGAGAAGGATACTTCATGTATTCTCCTCACTCTCGACTTAGGGGCAACTTCGGTTGCCCCTTTCTTTTTTTTTAAAATACTGTATGTTTAAGTTATCCCTGACAGACACATGGTGTGTCTGACTAACCCAGACAGGAGATTAACATGGGTACGACTACTTTTTCAGGTCCAATTAAAGCCGGGACCATTAAAAACACCACAGGCACTACACTTGGAAGTGACGTAGCAAACGTCGGTCAGGTTGTAATGTCTCAAACTTTTGCAGCTGATTTATCTAACGGTGCAATTGCTGCGGATACAACTAATGTTGTTATTCCTGCAAATTCTCAAATCATTGATTGTGTGATTGATGTTATTACTGCGGCAAGCGGAGCTACCAACCTAAGTGTTGGAGATACCGTAGGTGGCGCAACATCTATCCTTAACACTTTTGCTATCGGAACTTCTGCGGGCCGTAAATACCCTACTACGCAAGCGGGAGCCGCATTGGCGTGGGAAGATACCGGAACGGCAGATATTCGTTTGACCGTAACAAACTCTGCCGCAACTTCTGCGGGTGAGGTTCGTGTTACTATTCTGTATGCTCAGAATAATAACCTTGGTTAAAGGAGGCTTTAATGGCCAATTCAGACGTAAGGGCTAAACGGATCACCGGGACTGGAGCGGCCTCCACAGGCCGTGCGCGGCTCCGTCAGGTTCAAGTCTTAACCGCTTCGGGTGCTGGAAGGTTAACCATGACCGACGGAAACGGCGGTGCAACCGTGGTTGATTTAGACTTTTCACAATCTCAAACTCATTCGGTAAATATTCCGGACGAGGGGGTTTTGTTTACGTCAGATATCCATGTAAGCGTTGCAACCAATGTTACGGCATTAACTATATTCTATAGTTAGGGCTGCTTATGGCTTCTAAGCGCGACGATAAGATGCCCAAGCGCAATAAAAAGAATTTCCGCCCCACAAAAAAAGGGGCGGGAATGACGGAAGCTGGCGTAAAAGAATATAGAAAGAAAAACCCCGGTTCTAAGTTAAAAACAGCGGTAACGGGAAAAGTAAAAAAAGGCAGCAAGGATGAAAAGAGACGTAAATCTTTTTGCGCCCGTTCTGCGGGTCAGATGAAAAAGTTCCCTAAAGCGGCTAAAGATCCAAATAGTCGTTTACGGCAAGCTAGGAAGCGTTGGAAATGTTAGATCGTCCGTTATTAGTTGTTGGTTTGTCCACGAGTATGGGTCTTATTGGTGCGGTATCTTACGCGTGGGCTAGCTGGACAACAGAGACGCTTATATCTGTGGACAAGCGCACCGAAGTAATGGCAAGTCAGATTGAATACATAAAATTAGAGATGGAGAAAGCCTATGGCGGCAATGTCCAAGCGTACAAAGCAGAATAAAACCCCCAAGGGTTTAACCTACTTTCGAAAAGGTGGGAAGGCTTCATCAAAAAGCAAAGGAAGTAAGATCTGTCCAAAGGGTAAGGCTTGGGCGCAGCGCACGTTTGATACATATCCGTCAGCATACGCTAATATGGCTGCTTCCAAATATTGTAAGGATCCGAATTATGCTAAGAAGTCTAAGGGAAAAGCTTAAATGGGCGAGCTTAAAAAATGGCGTGATCAGAATTGGGTTAGGATTAACTCAAGCGGTGAAATCGCTGGGAAATGCGGTACGTCTAAGGATAAAAAAAATCCTGACCGTTGTCTTCCTGCGTCCAAAGCACGATCCCTCTCCAAAAGCGAAAGAAGATCCACCGCTGCAAAGAAAAAGCGTGAAGGCGCAAAAGGAAAAACCGTCGTCAAAAACACAAAGGCCGCGGAAGTCCAAAACGCCAGATTCGGCGGCGAAATCACGCACCAAAAAGCCAAAAGAAAAACCCCGCGCCCGAAAAACGGCAAAGTAGTAGCAAGAGGTTGCGGTAAAGTGCTTTCCAACCGACGTAAGTTTACGTCGGGGTCAGTGAGTACGTGATGCGCGTTGAGTTTTTTGAACCCAAACTAGAACAAGGAATTGTCCGCGAAATACTTCAGTGGTCAAAAGATGTTTTAGAAACAAACAGTTCTTTTTTTGGAGGTCTGCCGCCCTGTCCTTATGCGCAAAAGGCGTGGACAGACCATAAAGTATCTATCATGTTTAAATACGAGCCTAGTTTTCAGGTTTTGTATACGTCCATCTCTCAGTTTGACGATAACTTTGAACTTAACATAATAGTGGATATAAACTATGAGCAAGATCCAGAAAATTTTCACGAATATTTGCATAATCTCAATGGGTGCATTGCTGACGGGATGTTCATTGATAGAGATATTTGGTTAATGGGTTTTCACCCGGATGATGAACCGAATGATTTTGTTGCGGAGCCTTCTGAAACGTTTGAACCCGTTGTAGATCAAGAATATGCTATGATATTTGTACAACGGCTGAGTAAGTTGCAAGAAAGCGCAGACAAACTTGCAAAAAGAGGGTATTATAAGCCTTACGAAGAAGATTACAACGCCAAGGAACTATTTGAACACAGGCATCAACTGTATAGGAGACTTAGAAATGGCAATGCGTCCTAAGAAGAAAATGCGGGCTGGCGGCATGGTTAAGAAGATGCGCGGCGGTGGAATGGTAAAAAAGATGCGCGGTGGTGGAATGGTTAAGAAGATGCGCAAAGGCGGAATGGTAAAGAAGAAGTAAAATGGCTGTATCTGGAAGCACAGATTTTGAGCTTGACGTAGCCGAATACGTTGAAGAAGCCTTTGAGCGTTGTGGACTTGAGGTTCGTACTGGTTACGACCTTAAAACCGCTAAACGTTCTTTAAACCTGTTGCTTGCGGATTGGGCAAACCGTGGGTTAAATCAGTGGACTATCAAACAACGTTCGGTAACGTTGGTTGTTGGAGATGGTGCGTATGATCTGGGAACGGACGTTATTGACGTTCTTTCGGTGGTTGTTCGGAGAGATGGGACGGATTACTCTCTTGAACGTTTAAGTCGCGATGAGTTTTTAAACATACCGACAAAGACAACACAGGGCCGACCCAATCAGTTTTTTTTAGACCGCCAACTTACACCAAGTTTAAAAATTTGGCCTACTCCTGAAAACACTACAGATGTCGTTATTTATGATGCCTTAACCCGTATAAATGATGCAGATATTTACACAAACACGATGGACCTGCCTTTTAGGTTTTACCCCTGTTTGGCTGCGGGTTTAGCTTATTACATTGCCTTAAAACGAGCGCCTAATAGAGTTCAGCTTTTAAAAGCAGTTTATGAAGAAGAGTTTGATCGCGCGGCTACCGAAGACCGTGATAGATCTTCGTTTAATGTTGTTCCGAAACACGAATATTATAGAGCAGGTTAATGGCTAAATTTGCTTCAGGAAAACACGCTTATGCTATCTCGGATCGAAGTGGTCAGCGATACCGTTATCGTGATATGAAGCGAGAGTGGAATGGTCTTCTAGTTGGTCCGGATGAATACGAACCAAAGCACCCACAATTGGGTCCGTTTAGAAAAGTAAATGATCCCCAAGCGTTAAGAAATGCTCGGCCTCAGTCTAAAAACCCTGTAAGTAAGTTTTTAGTCGTTACTACTAACGGTATTGTTTACTTGGGCAATGGAAACTGGTCTACAACCGCAGGGGCGGAGTTGCCGTCTGAGCTTGAAAACACAACAGAATTAGTAGGTTCTGTTGGGACAGTTACGGTGGTGATCGCATGAGTTTTACATATGCTCAATTAAAAACTGCAATACAGGACTACACTGAAAACGACGAAACATCGTTCGTGACTAATATCCCTGTTTTTATTAGATTAGCTGAAGAACGCGTTCTCAAGAATGTTCAACTTAGTTTGTTTCGAAAAAACGTCACAGGAAGTTTGACGATTAACAATCAATACTTGGCGATGCCTAGTGACTTTTTAAGCCCCTTTTCGTTATCGTTTGTAGACGGAAACTCTGAGATGCAGTTTTTAGAGTTTAAGGATGTTGATTTCATTCAAACATACAACCCTAATTATGTTACAACGGGAAGTCCTAAATATTACGCCGTTTTTGATGTCAGTAATTTTATCTTGAGCCCCACTCCGGATGCTTCTCGTGCGGTTGAATTGCATTATTTTTATCGCCCCGCAAGTTTAACTTCGGGAGCCGATTCTGGAACAACATGGTTAAGTGAAAATGCTGAACTAGCTTTGCTTTATGGAAGTTTAGTAGAGGCTTACACTTACATGAAAGGTGATTTAAACCTTATGCAGCTTTATGAAAAGCGTATGGTTGAGTCTTTAGGTCGATTGAAAAATCTGGGCGAAGGTCAAGAAACCACAGATCAATACCGCAGTGGAACACTTAGGATACAACGAACATGATTCCTGAATTAAAAATATCCGAAGATTTTGGCATTGAAGTGCATACGTCTTCAAATAGGGGTTTTTCTCCAGAAGAAGTTGCACAAAGATGTGTGTCTAAAATTGTAAATGTGGCGGACAGCGCTCCTCCCGCAATACAAGATCAAGCTCGTGTATTTGAACGTCAGATAGCGAAAGTTGTAGAGTTTTATTTACGAGAAGCTATCAAAAGTGACAGAACTACGGTATATAATGCAATTACAGACGCAGGGCACCCAGAACTTGCGGAACTTATAAGGAGACTGTGATATGGCCTTTAGCGGCAATTTTATGTGCACCTCATTCAAGAAAGAACTCTTGTATGGTGCCCACGACTTAGCGAACGGTGCGGATACACTGAAGCTAGCGTTGTACACAAACAGCGCATCTTTTAACGCGGCAACTACTGCGTATACCACCTCTAACGAAGTTAGTGGAACGGGTTATAGCGCAGGCGGCGGAACGCTTACAAACGTGGACCCTACTTCTTCGGGCACGACAGCGTTGACAGATTTTTCTGATCTGACCTTTTCGACTGCGACGATAACTGCTCGTGGTGCGTTGATCTACAACACCACTCCAAACACGACTTCGATTTCTTTGACGAATCCGACAGTCGTTGTGTTGGATTTCGGTGGAGACAAAACGTCTACAGCGGGTGATTTCACAATCGTCTTCCCAACTGCTGATTCGAGTAACGCTATTATTCGCATAGCCTAAACCATTTAGGCGACCGAAATGGCACTTATTGCAGGTTGGGGTCGAGGCACATGGTCTGAAGGGGCTTGGAGTAGCCCTCTTACTGTAACAGTTACGGGTGTATCTGCTACAGGACAGGTCGGATCGGTAACGGTAGCGGGCGCAAGTGATGTGCCTGTTACTGGAGTCGAGGCCACAGGAAATGTTGGTTCTGTTTCTATAACAACAGAAGCAAATGTTTTCCCAACAGGTGTATCTGCTACGGGTCAGGTTGGAACTGCGGTCGCTTCGGCGGCTGCGAATGTTTCTGTTACGGGCGTTTCCTCCACAGGAGGTGTCGGCTCTGTTTCTGTTACGGCGGCTGCGGGCGTTTCTGTTACGGGTGTTTCCTCCACAGGAGGTGTCGGCTCGGTCACTGTAGTTGGTGCTGCGGGCGTTTCTGTTACGGGGGTATCTTCTGCGGGTGGCGTCGGTTCTGCTACTGTTATTGGGGATGCTTCGGTATCTCCAACGGGTCTGGCGGGTACAGGACAAGTTGGCTCCGCTACAGTTGCAGCTAACGCTAATGTATCGGTTACAGGACTCGCGGCTACTGGTCAGGTTGGAACTGCGCAGGCTACTGGTCAGGGCATAGTTCCTGTTACAGGCTTAGAAGCAACAGGTGGAGTCGGCGGGGTTACTGTTACTGCGGTTGGTAACACCTCTGTTACTGGCGTTTCGGCTACTGGAGTTGTAGGCGCAGTTACTGCGGCGGCTGCGGCGGATGTTTCCGTTACTGGCGTTTCGGCAACGGGACAAGTTGGTCAGGCTGGGGTTTTACAAGGTGTAGCCGTTCCGGTTACGGGCGTGGCGGGCACAGGTCAGGTTGGTGACGCCACCGCATCCATTAGCATTGACGCGGTTGTTACGGGTGTATCGGCCACCGCAGGCAGTGGTTCGGTTACGGTAGTTGGAAAAGCCGACATCTCTCCAACAGGCGTTTCGGCAACGGGTCAGGTTGGTCAGGCAACGACCACGGGAACTTCTGTTGTCCCAACCACGGGGCTTGAAGCCACCGGAGCCGTTGGTTCGGTTACGGTCGATGCGGCGGGAGATGTTTCAGTCACTGGCGTATCGGCCACCGGAGCCGTTGGTTCAGTCACCGTTGACGAAAACGAAGTTGTAAATGTTACGGGGGTGTCTGCGACAGGATCAGTTGGATCGGTCACTGTTGATAATGTCACAACGGTAAATGTTACGGGCGTTGCCGCCACGGGTACAGTTGGTTCTGCTACAGTAGTGGCGCAAGCTACAACTCCAGTCACTGGATTGCAGGCAACGGGGTCTGTAGGATCTATTGAGGTTGTAACGGGATCCATCACTAATGTTACGGGCGTTGCCGCCACGGGTGCGGTTGGCGCAGCCACTGTTGATTTATCGCTAGATGTAGACGTTACGGGTGTTGCGGCGACAGGAGCGGTTGGGGATGTAACTGTCACGGGCGTTACATCTGTTCCGGTAACGGGGGTCGAAGCTACAGGCTCAGTTGGTTCGGTAACTGTAGACCTTGTTACGGAGGTTCCGGTAACAGGGGTAAGCGCCACTGGACAAGTAGGTCAGATCGCTGACTTTATTATTGGATGCACCGTATTCCCAACAGGCGTTTCTGCTTTAGGAGAAACTAACTCCGTACTTATTTGGCAAAGGATTGCTCCAAATCAAAATCCGGGCTATACTGAAACTACACCATCTTCTACCCCGGCTTGGAGCGACGAAACACCGTCTCAGACTCCAAACTGGGATGACATAGCAGCATAGGACAATTAAATGCCTAGTACATATACTTTAAACAACGGTATTGAGATTATCGCCACAGGCGAACAATCCGGTACATGGGGTGACACTACCAATACAAACTTGAGTCTGATCGATACCGCATTGGACGGTCAGGTTTCGATAACTCTGGCTGCAACGGGATCGTCAGGTTCTCCAAACGGCTTGCCTATTACAGACGGCGCAGCGTCCAACGGGCGTAATCGCTTGGTTATTTTTGGCGATGGTGGAGACTTGGGAGGCACGGCGTATGTGCAGCTTACCCCAAGCGATTCCGAAAAAATTGTTTATGTGCGCAATAACCTATCGGGTTCGCGCAGCATCTTGTTGTTTCAGGGTACATACAACGCTTCAAATGATTACGAAGTTCCTGCGGGGAAAACTGCGGTTGTGTTTTTTAACGGGTCTGGATCAGG